GAAGAACAACTGAAAGCGAAAGCAACTGCTGCCCGAAAACTGTCACAGGAAATTATTCCTGCAAGAATGTCGGAACTGGGATTGGAAAGTTTAACATTGTCGGACGGATCGTCCATCAAGATTAAGCAACTGGTTCATGCATCCATTCCTGTAAGACACAGGGATAAAGCATTTCAATGGCTTCGTGACAACGGGCACGGGGATATTATAAAGAATCAAGTTTCCGCAACATTCGGAAAAGGGGAAGATACTAGCGCTTCTAATTTTATTGACAAAATAGAAGAGTTGGGTTATCAGCCTCAACAGAAGGTATGGGTTGAGCCCATGACTTTAAAAGCGTTCGTTCGTGAGCAAATTGCAGAAGGCAATGAGATACCTACGGACCAGTTCGGAGTCTTTATTGGCGCCGAAACCAAAATTAGTAAAACGTAAAAAGGAGGCCTATATGGCAAATGCAAATGTTGCAAAGAAAGAAGAAAATTTACCAGCATTAAACCTTTCAGTGATGGAACAGGACGCGAGTAGCGGACTGGAAAATATCCATCAAGAGGATTTAGCAACACCTCGTTTAAAAGTGTTAATGCAGTTATCCCCAGAGATTGAGGATATTGAGGGTGCGAAAGCCGGCATGATTTATAATACAGTAACAAACGAACTGTATGACGGATCAGCGGGCATTAAGGTTCTGCCGTGCGCATACCAACGTCAATACGTTGAATGGGCTGACAGGGGACAGGGATCGGGTGCTCCGATTAATGTCTACGATGCAAGCAGTGATATCCTTACCAAGACAACACGCGATGAAAACAACAAGGACCGTCTGGAAAACGGAAATTATGTTGAAACGTGTGGCAACCACTTTATTCTCTTAGTGGAGGCTAACGGGAACGCTACTCCTGCCGTTATGACCATGAAAGCGACTCAATTGAAAAAAAGTCGCAAGTGGAATTCAATGATGTTGAATCTCAAACTGAATGGTAAGGACGGACTGTTCACACCACCATCCTACAGTCATTACTACCGATTAAAAACGGTTAAGGAAGGCAATGACAAAGGAAGCTGGTATGGATGGGAAGTAAGCAGAGAATCTCAGCTTGAGGACGCGAATCTTTACGCTGTTGCAAAAGGATTTGCGGACAGTGTTACCAAAGGAGAGAGTAAAGTTAAGTACGAAGAAGATAGTTCTACTTCATCTAACGATAAAGTCCCATTTTAATTAGTTAAGGGGCGCTTGTCGCCCCTTTTATTTTAAGGAATTGTTATGGATAAAGTAGAAAAATTTAAATCGATATTTAATGGGCTGGATCGCGCCTATGGTCAGTACAAGAGCGAAGGGCAGCAGGCCAATGGTAAAGTTGGAGGCAAGGCTTTTATCATCAAAGAACCTGTCACGGATAAATTATGGACAGAGCATTTGGAGGGAAAAGATCCAAGTCTTGGCATCATTCCCATACGTGACAATTCAACATGCTCTTGGGGTTGCATTGACATTGATACATATCCCCTGGATCATAAAAAACTTATAAAAAAAATAAGGGATTTAAAATTACCTTTAGTCATTTGCCGTTCCAAAAGCGGCGGGGCGCATGTATTTATTTTTCTAAAGGAACCCGTGCAAGCAAGTCTTGTGCGTGATAAACTAACAGAATGGTCAGCGGAGATAGGATATGCACATTGTGAAATTTTTCCAAAACAAGTTGAAATTAAAGCGGATAGGGGAGACACTGGAAACTTTCTTAATTTACCCTATCACGGTGGCGACGGTAGTGTTCGTCATGGTTTTAGTGACGACGGTAGTGGTGCTAGCTTGGATGATTTCTTTCATCTATATGATACTTATTGTACGTCCAAAAAGGACTTAAAGGAATTTAAGGTTAAAAGAAAAAAAGAAGTAAAGGAACTGGAGGACGGACCTCCATGTCTTGCCACATTAATGTCGCAGGGAATTCCCGAAGGCGGACGGGATAATACACTGTACCAGTATGCTGTCTATGCCAAAAAGAAATGGCCAAATGACTGGAAAAATAAAATAGATGAATTCAATCATAAGTACATGGAAAAGCCATTAGGCTCAGCACAAGTTCAAAAAACAGTCACACAGCATGAAAAAAAGGACTATCAGTATAAATGCAAGGATCAGCCGATGTGCGCTGTATGCTCCCCGATCGTATGCCGGTCACGGAAATATGGCATAGGAGATTCGTTCCAGCACAATTTTTCTGATTTAACGAAAATACAAAGTGATGAATCGCAGTGGTTTATAAATGTAGATGGACGGCGACTTGAGTTGCAAACAGACGATTTGTATGACCAAAATAAATTTAGAAGAATATGCATGGATAGAATCAATGTTGTTCCCAATCCTATGCGTACAGCCGCCTGGACAATATTCCTGCAACAATTACTGAGAGATATAATTGTTATTGAAGCGCCAAAGGAAATTATGAAAGAAGGCCGCTTTAAATCTTTGCTGGAACAGTTTCTTGATGACCAGGGAGCCGCAGAACATATAGATGAAATTAATATGGGCAAGGCATGGTTTAATAACGGCAAAGCTTATTTTAAAACAGATGCCATTCAAACGTTCCTGGAGAAAAAAAGATTCAAGGATTTCACCACAACGCAAATACATGCAAGCATCCGTCAAATGGGCGGAGGACATCATCGACAAAAGGTACAAGGTACGGCCGCATTTATGTGGTATGTTCCATACACACAAAAAGAAGAAAAATCTTTTGCAGTGCCAAACCTGGAAGAAAAGACGGTATTTTAATGAAAAAGAAAGAAAAAATAAAAGGATGGAAAGTGAAATTCCAAATGGTTGTAAAAGCTAAAAACAAGACAGAGGTAAAAAAAATTACCAGAGAATACTTTAAAAAAATGCCATTATTCTCTACGTATGAGAGTGCAGATAATAAGTTCTATATTGATACCTATATGCAACCGCGCGAGAAAAAGAAAGAATGGAAAACAGCAGAAATAATAGAGCATAAGGACGGTTCAGTGGATGTGATATTTTAATGAAATACACAAATATTTTAGGAGAAGATTTTAAATTTAAAAAAGATGCATTGGAATACTTTAAGTCTCAGCTTTATTCTATTGAACAAGAAATTAGAGGACATAGAGCCGTTGATAGACATACTAAGTTTACTGAAGAGACACTTATTAAACATTCACAAATGCAATATTTATTTAATAATTATTTAACAGAGGATAAAAAAATATTAAATGAAGTATTTAGAGGAGGAGTGCCTTACAGTTGGTGGTGTAAATTTCTTGATAATGGAATCAGAAATCTTGGTTTTCAAATAGAAACCAGATCACAAACAATAATTCCAATTAGACCTGCTCGTATATTTACTTGCTTTGGTGCCGCTACAACAAATTATACGTTGAACGAAAAAAAAACAGCAAGAAAGTTAATTAGATATCAAAGTGATGATTTTTTAAGAAAATTTTTAAAAGAGGGGGAATATCTTAGTTATAATTCAGTTTTTACTTGTGATAATTGTAAATGTTATGAAAAGTTAGAAGTTCATCATTTAACACCTTTTAATGGTATTTATAATGAATGGAGAGATAATGTTTGGAAAGAAGATCTTTTTCCAGATTCTGCTTGTTCATCTTTTAGCCCTGCTGCTAACAAAAGTTGGTGTGATTTTCATTTAAATTTAGCACATTATCAGAAACTGTGCATACCGTGTCATGCAAAGGAAACTTATGCGTAACATTATCTTTGGACCTCCCGGCACTGGCAAGACAACGCATCTTCTTCGCATTGTGGAACAGGAATTAAAAAATAAAGTATCCCCTAATCGTATCGGTTATTTTGCCTTTACGACAAAGGCATCCGAGGAAGCTCTCAAACGAGCCACAGACGATTTCAATTATAATGTTAAAGACTTTACCTATTTTAGAACACTGCATAGCTTAGCCTACAGGGAACTCAATCTGAAAGAGGAAGATGTCATGAACGATGATGACTATGCCTTTCTCTCCAACAAGTTGCAAATCAAGTTAAGCAATCCCAATAAAAAAATTAAATCATACGGCGCCGGCCTGCCCGATGACGTTTTCACGCGCATCATTGATCTCGCAAAAATTAACGGCATCACGGCGCACGAGCAGTTTGATAATCCAAATACCGGTCACTTGCCGGGAGGGTGGCTGAAGCTGGATTATATCGAACGCGCCATGCAAGAGTATAAGTTTGGTGGTAAATTTCCAAGGCGTAAATATGATTATACCGACATGCTGATTGAATTTAATAAAAAAAACATTGATACATTGCCGCAGTTTGACGTGGTCATTATTGATGAAGCACAGGACCTAAGCTGGTTACAATGGCAAATGGTCAAGCGCATTGCGGAGCGAACACAGCGCCTTTACATTGCGGGTGATGACGATCAAGCTATTTTTAAATGGGCGGGAGCACGTCCCGAATTCTTGATCAACATGAAAGGAACAAGAAAAATCCTAAATAAATCCTACCGTCTTCCTTTCTTAATTCACAAGAAAGCAAACAGTTTAATACGCCGTGTCAAGACGCGCGTTGAAAAAGAATGGTCGGCAAGAGACGCACAAGGTGAAATCAATTATTATCCAAGCGAGCAATTAAGTAAATTGATGCAAGGAGAGTGGCTTATTCTGGCTCGAAATAAATACAATCTCGATCTGTTGGAAGAAGAACTAAAGCTGGAGGGATATTACTATCAGCGCAATGGCTCAACATCGGTAGATGCAAAATCTATTCGTGCCATCAGAGCATGGGAAAAAATTAGGAAAGGCGGGGAACTGTCCTTAAAGGAAGTCAAGGATTTTTACTATTACATGCTCGTGGACAGGTCGGTGAATCGAGGGCACAAGACTATGCAGAAGGCTGACAGGGAAAAGCTCTATACCTACGACACACTGACCACGGAACATGGATTAAATGTCGACAATAACTTTCCGTGGTTTGAGGCATTCGACAGTATGCCGCGACTCAAGTCCACTTACATCCGGGCGGTCCTTCGTCGCGGTCAGAAAATTACTCATGATCCTCGCATTAAACTGTCAACGATTCACGGAGCCAAAGGTGGCGAGGCGGATAATGTTATGCTACTGACAGACTTGTCTAAAAAAACGGATGAATCGTATTGGTTAAATAAGGATGAAGAACGAAGAGTATTTTATGTCGGGATGACACGGGCAAAGCAAAGCTTGAATGTCATTCGATCAAAATCTAACAGAGAATTTACGGAGGCTTTTTGATGAACAAGCTGGTGCGAATAAAACTGACCGAGGAAGAAAAAACGTTGTTAAAGAAACTAAGGGATTCCATAAACCCCGATACCATTGCGGAATGGGGAAGAAATCAAATGCAATCACATGTCAAGGATGACTACGATCCTCATCCCGAGGCTACAGGATATACAGATAAAAAATGAAGAGTAAAGAGTATTTAGAAAAGACAATTAAAATTATTAGTGGTGATCGCCATATGGATTATGGTGATAAAACATCTAACCATCAAAATATTGCTGGTCTGTGGAGTACTTTTTTAGGACATAAAATCACGGCACAGCAGGCGGCCATTTGTATG